ATTTTTTCTTTTTTATTAAAGTCAAAATAAAAATGGTATGTTTTTCAGTGCCCTCTATTCGATGGAGCAGTTGGCAGTCGCAGCGACAGGTCTGATCGATGCCGGAAAGATGCAGGATGTCCAGAATACGCTAGTGTCTTTAGGTGCACAGACTCTGATGGATCTGCCACAGGAGAAATATGGGGAGTTTGCATCTGCGATCAAAGCGATGGGGGCGGTGATCTAAGATGGCCAAGAAAAGAAAACATGCTTTGTTATCAGCAAGCGGAGCGGTGCAGTGGATTCACTGTACTCCTTCCGCAAAATTGTGTGATGAGCTTCCAGATACAGAGAGTTCTTATACCAAAGAAGGAACTCTGGCACATGAGATCTGTGAGTTAAAACTGACAGCAGATTCTTTAAAGACTGGAACTTATACCAGAAGAATGAACAAGATTAAAAAGAATGAGCTGTATCAGGAAGAGATGCAGGGATTCACAGATCAGTATGTTGATTATGTGGAAACACTCAGTAATAGCCTTCCTGAAAAACCATATATGGCGGTGGAAAAAAGAGTTGAGTTTGACGAGTACGTGCCGGAGGGATTCGGTACTGCAGATTGCATCTTGATCTGTGGGTCAGTTATGCATGTGATTGATTTTAAGTATGGAAAAGGTGTTCCAGTAAATGCAGGTGGAAATCCACAGATGGGATTGTATGCGTTAGGAGCCTTAAAAGCTTATGGGTTTTTATATCCGATCGAGGACATTTTTTTTCATATCGTGCAGCCAAGACTCAATAACTTTTCTACATGGAAAACGAATAAAAGAGAGTTGACAACATGGGGCAATGTCGTAGTCAAACCGAAAGCTGAATTAGCTTACAAAGGAGAAGGAGAGTTTCGTTCCGGTGAACACTGCAGATTCTGCAAAGTCTTAAACTGCAGACAGAGAGCTTATGACAATCTGGAACTTCTGGAAACCTATGAAACAAAACTTCCACCGGAGCTTTCAGACGAAGAGGTGGGAGAAGCCCTTGCAAAAGCAGAACAGTTGGTTGCCTGGCATAAAAAATTAAAGTCCTATGCACAGACAAAACTGATCGATGGCGGAGAGATCCCAGGATGGAAGATCGTTGAAGGCAGAAGCAATCGTATGATCACAGATTACGAGAAGATGGCGGATGTTCTGGAACAGAATGGATATCCAAAAGAAACTCTGTATGAAAGGGCACAGCTTACCCTGACAGATCTTGAAAAGATGGTCGGAAAGAAAGACTTCCAGACAATCTGCGGGGAGTTCATCCAGAAACCAAATGGGAAGCCAACACTTGCACCGGAATCTGATAAACGTCCGGTCTATAATCCGAAAACAACAGCAGCAGAAGATTTTAAATAAAAGGAGTAAAAAACTATGAGTAATACAAAAGTAACAACAGGCGAAGTAAGATTTTCATTTCCACACGTATTTCAGCCACATGCGAACAATCCAGGACAGGAAGAAAAATATTCTGTGACGATCCTGATCCCTAAGACAGACACAGCAACGATCAATGCGATCCAGGCAGCAATGCAGGCTGCAGCACAGGAAGGTGTCTCTACAAAATTCAATGGTCAGATGCCGGCAATGCTGAAGAACCCGATGCATGATGGAGATGGAACAAGACCAAACGGAGAGCCATTCGGAGAAGAGTGTAAAGGACATATGGTCATGACAGCATCCAGTAAACAAAGACCGGAAGTTGTCGATGCAAACTGTCAGGCAATCTTAAATCCTGCAGAAGTATATGCCGGATGCTACGGAAGAGTTTCCTTAAACTTCTTCCCATATAATACAAACGGAAACAGAGGTGTTGGATGCGGACTGAACAATGTCCAGAAAACCAGAGAAGGAGATCCATTAACAGGAAGAACAACAGCAGCGGAAGACTTTGGACCAATGCCACAGGCAAATGTCCAGACCGCAGCAGTTCCGCAGATGAACACACAGGCTGCAGCTACACAGCAGAGCGTAAATCCAGTCACTGGAATTAATCCGATCACGGGGGCTCCGATCAATGGCAGCGGAGTTATGGGATTATGATCCCGCGCAAGAACATCCTGCATATCGATATCGAGACTTATAGTAGTGTAGACATTGCAAAGTCCGGGCTGTACAAGTACGTGCAGTCTCCGGACTTTCAGATTCTACTGTTTGCTTATGCTTACGATGATGGACCTGTTGAGATCATAGATCTTGCACAGGGGGAGAAACTTTCGGAAAAAGTGATCAATGATCTGAAAGCACCGGCAACGATCAAGATGGCTCATAACGCAAATTTCGAGATCAATGCATTAAGTCAGTTCTATGAGATCTGGCCGGATCAGTGGCAGTGTACGATGATCCATTCTCTTTACTGTGGGTATCCGGCATCCCTTGCAGGAGTTGGGAAAGCAATGGGATTTCCACAGGAGAAGCAAAAGATGGCAGTTGGAAAAGCACTGATCCGTTATTTTTGTGTACCATGCAAGCCTACAAAGAGAAACGGCGGACGCACAAGAAACTTTCCTGGACATGATATAGAGAAATGGAACCTGTTTAAAGAATACTGTAAACAAGATGTGGAAGTGGAACGTGCGATCGAGGATCATCTAAAGGATTATCCGGTTCCAACGCAGGAATGGACCAACTGGCATTATGACCAAGCTATTAATCAACAGGGGACTCAGGTGGACCTTGCACTGATCAATGGGGCATTGGAATTAAGCGATCAGGCAGCATTAAAGCTTGGAAATGATATCCGTCGTGTTTCTGGAATCGATAATCCGAACAGCGTTGCACAGTTAAAACAATGGTTATCTGATCAGCTTGGAAAAGATATCGATAAGTTAGGAAAAGAAGCAGTGAATGAACTGCTAGAAGCGCCACAAGTAAAAGCAAACCCCGCAGTTTATTATGTTCTGAAGAAACGTAAAGAGATGGCCAAGAGTTCCGTGAAGAAATATACAGCTATGGAAAATGCGGTCTGCAAGGATGGAAGAGTCCGTGGATTATTACAGTTTTATGGTGCAAACAGAACAGGAAGATGGGCAGGACGTCTGGTACAGGTCCAGAACCTTCCAAGAAACTATATTCCGGAGTTGTCACTGGCAAGGAATCTGGTGAAACAGGAAAATGCAGCGATGCTGGAACTGACTTATGGCAGTCTGCCAGATACGATCTCACAGCTGATCCGGACAGCATTTGTTCCAAGAGAGGGATATGAGTTTGTCGTTGCAGACTTTTCAGCGATCGAAGCGAGAGTGATCAGCTGGTTAGCTGGAGAGGATTGGAGACTGGAAGTCTTCCGTACCCACGGCAAGATTTACGAGGCTTCGGCATCCAGTATGTTTAACGTACCGATCGAGAAGATCAAAAAAGGAAATCCGGAATATGCACTCAGGGCAAAAGGAAAGGTCGCAGAATTAGCCCTCGGATACCAAGGCGGTACCGGAGCATTGATCCAGATGGGGGCATTAAGGATGGGACTTACGGAAGATGAGCTTCCCGATATCGTACATCGATGGAGGACAGCGAACAAACGGATTCAGGATTTCTGGTATACCGTGGAGAATTGTGCAATCGAGACGGTAACACTTGGAACAACAAACCAGATCCAGCACGGGATCACGTTTATGAGAGATGCAGATTATTTTATGATCAAACTTCCTTCCGGACGATGCTTATTTTATCCAGACCCGCAAATCGGAGAGAATGCATGGGGAAATAAGAGTATCACATACATGGGCATCGATGGAACGAAGAAATGGCAGAGACTTGAAACGTACGGCGGGAAACTAGTTGAGAATATTGTACAGGCAGTGGCAAGAGATCTGCTGGCGAATGCGATCCGAAATATGTTATTCGGTGGTTATCTCATCAACTTTCATATCCATGATGAGATCATAGCAGAAGTACCAAAAGGTTCTGATCTGACACTGGAGAAAGCCATCGACCTGATGTGCAGGGCCCCAGAATGGGCAGAAGGGTTGCCATTAAACGCAGATGGATTTACAGGAGATTTCTATAAGAAAGAGTAGGAGGAACGGCATGTTTCAGAATGACTTAAAAATTAAAATATCAACGGGAAGCAGCCGAAGATCAAAGACCTGGCTGAAACAGGAGATGTACTGGTCTGATTTTGTAGAGAAGCTTGAACATCCGATCAGGACAGAAGAAACTCTGGCAGAGTATATGGGTTACCGCAAAGCAAAGCAGGATGAGATCAAGGACGTCGGCGGTTTTGTCGGTGGCGAACTTTCCGGAGAACAGAGAAGAAATGAAAATGCCGGTTATCGCTATCTGATCACGCTTGATGCCGACCATATAAAGCCGGGTGGAACTGATGAGGTGATCGGCATCTTAGAAAACCTTGGTTGTTCTTATGTGGTCTACAGTACCAGGAAGCATGAAGAAGCAGCACCGCGACTTCGAATCATTCTGCCGTTGGATCAGCCGGCTTCTCCGGATGAATATGAGCCGATCGCGAGACGTACCGCGGAGTATATCGGAATGGGCATCTTTGACCCGACAACTTTCGAAACAGTCCGGCTGATGTACTGGCCAAGCTGCAGTAAGGACAGTCAGTATCGATTCTGCTATGCAGACAAGCCGTTTTTAAGTAAAGACGGAATGCTTGCAACATATGATAACTGGAGAGATATCACACAGTGGCCGGAAGCGCCAGGAGCGGTAAAGCTCCGTGACCGCAGTATCAAAAAACAGGGAAATCCATTAGAAAAGAAAGGAATCGTCGGTGCATTCTGTAAGACCTATACAGTAGAGCAGGCAATGGATGCATTCTTAGGTGGTATCTATGAGCCATGTGATACGCATCCGGGCCGCTATACCTATACAGAGGGTTCGACAGTTGGCGGAGCCGTGTTATATGAGGATGGATTATTCTTATACAGCCATCATGCCACAGATCCTGCAGGTGGAAGATTATGCAATGCATTTGATCTGGTCCGGATCCATAAGTTTTATGAACTTGATTATGGATCAAAGGAAGGAACGCCGATCACAAGGCTTCCATCCTTTTCTGCAATGTGTGAGTTTGCAATGGAACAGCCAAATGTTGCAAAAGTCATTACTGCAGAACGATATGAACGTGCACAGTCTGAATTTTCACAGGATATATCAAAAGAGGATTTTGACTGGATGGAAAAGCTAAGCTGCAGTTCACAGACAGGAATGCCGAATAAGACGATCGATAACGTGTTGATCATTCTGGAGAACGATCCAAACTTAAAGGATCGATTATACCATGATGAATTTGCGAACAGAGCAACTGTCTGCAGACCGATGCCGTGGGAATTTCATCCGGAGTTCCCTTATAAGGATCGCGCATGGACCGATGAGGATGATGCCGGATTAAGACATTACATGGAGAAGACTTACGGGATCACAGGAGAAAAGAAGATATTAGACGGCATGGCAATCTATGCAAACCGACATAAAAGACATAAGATCCGCGAGTATCTTACAAGCCTTAACTGGGACGGGGTCAGACGATTAGATACACTGCTGATCGATTATTTCGGGGCAGAGGACTCTGAATACGTACGTGCAGCAACAAGAAAGACTTTGTGCGCTGCGGTTGCCAGAGCCATGCATCCAGGATGTAAGTTTGATTATATGCTGATCCTGTCGGGAGCACAGGGTGTTGGAAAGAGTACATTCTTTTCGATGTTAGGCAAGGACTGGTATTCCGATTCAATGAGTACATTTGAAGGGAAAGACGCGGCGGAGATGGTGCAGGGCTACTGGATCATTGAAGCTGGAGAGTTAACTGGATTTAACAGATCAGAGATGAATGCAGTCAAACAGTTCTTAAGTAAGAAAGAAGATGTTTATCGTATGCCGTATGGACGCAGGACCGCGAATTTTCCACGAAACTGTATCATCGTAGGAACTACGAACGATAAAGAGTTCTTAAAGGACAGAACAGGAAATCGTAGATTCTGGCCAGTTGGACTCGGAAAACAGAAACCAAAGAAGAACATCTTTCAGGAACTGCCGGCAGAAGTTGATCAGATATGGGCAGAAGCAGCTGCGAGATGGATGTTAGGAGAGCCGCTGTATATGTCTGGAGATGTCGCTAAAGTGGCACAGGAAAAACAGGAGACTTACAGAGAAGCATCTCCAAAAGAAGGTGTGATCAGAGAGTTCCTAGAGAAGAAGATTCCAACAGACTGGGCACAGAAGAGTGTTGCGCAGAGAAAGTCCTTTTTCAATAGCGAATTTCAAGTAAAAGATGAGAGCAACTTAGTAGAAAGGGACCGAATATGTGCGGCTGAAGTATGGTGTGAGTGCTTCGGAGGGGATCTAAAGCAGATGAAAAGACACGATATTATAGAAATCAATGGAATCTTAAATTGTATGCAAGGTTGGGAAAGAAGACAACTTGTAAGAGTTGGTCCGTACGGATCGCAAAGAGGGTATATCCGTGTTAACAAAGGGTAAAAAGACAAACAGTTGTTAACATTCAAAAAATATGGCTGTTAACAAAGATAACATTGTGTAAACATTCAAAGTTAACACCAAAAACCCAGTAAATTCAATGGTTGTAGCTATTGTTAACAATGTTAACATTAAATTCTTTAAAAATAAAATATAAAGGGTAATAGTATAACGTACCCCATGTGCACACATACACGCGTATATATATAGGGGCAATATGTAAACACGTTAACAGCAAAGGAGAATGATATGAGAGAAAGCAGTATAGAATCTAAGTTCAGGGATGAAGTAAAAGAGGTCGGCGGTATGGCATACAAGTTTGTATCCCCGGGCAATGCTGGAGTACCAGACAGGGTTGTAATCCTTCAAGGCGGAAAATCTGGATTCGTAGAATTGAAGCGGCCAGGAGAAAAAACAACACCACTTCAGAAAGTTCAGATCCGTAAGATCTTGGCGACAGGATGTTATGCAACCGTTCTTGATGATAAAAAAGACATTGACCGAGTGATCTGGGAGATCGAAGCATGGAATCCCGGCAAGACCTTGGACAAGATCACAGAGTTAGAACAGAGAGGCATGATATGAGATTTGTACCACACAATTATCAGCGATACTGCATTAACCGCATGATCACGGATCCGGTCTTAGGATTGTTTCTTGACATGGGCCTTGGAAAGACAGTGATCACACTGACAGCAGTGAATGATCTGAGGTTTAATCGGTTTGCGGTCCGAAAAGTTCTTGTTATCGCACCGAAGAAGGTTGCAGAAGATACATGGACAAGGGAATCACAGAAATGGGATCACTTAAAGATGCTTCGGGTGATCCCGGTTCTTGGAAGTATCAAACAGCGGATCAGAGCGATCAACACACCCGGCGATATCTGGGTGTTATCAAGAGACAATGTCTCGTGGTTGGTTGATTATTACAAAAATGACTGGCCGTTTGACATGGTGATCATTGATGAGTTGTCAAGCTTCAAGTCCAATAAAGCAAAACGATTCCGAAAATTAAAAAGTGTCAGGAGTCACATCCGTCGGATCGTAGGACTTACAGGAACACCGACTCCGAACGGACTGGAAGACCTGTGGGCACAGATCTATCTTCTGGATGAAGGAAAACGACTAGGAAAGACTTTAACCGGATACCGTGATAATTACTTTACACCAGGAGCAAGAAACGGAAATGTGATCTATGAGTACAATCCAAGGACATGGGCAGACGAAGAGATCAATGAACGGATCAAAGATATCTGTATCTCCATGAAAGCAGAAGATTATCTGGAATTACCAGAACGGATCGATAATGTCCGTCATATCAAACTTCCGGATAAAGCAAAGAAGCAGTATGAAGAACTGGAGAAGACGATGATCGCGGATATCGATGGAGAGACTATTGACGTTACAAGTGCAGCGGCTTTAAGTAATAAACTTTTGCAGCTTTGCAACGGAGCTGTCTATGATGCAGACGGTATATACCATGAGGTGCATGACGAGAAGATCGAAGCCTTAAAAGAGATCATCGATGCGAATGCAGGAAAAGGAATTTTAGTGTTTTATAACTTTAAGCATGATAAGGCACGGATCCAGAAGGCTTTGAAAAAGAGCAAGCTTCGGATCGGGGAGTTAAAGAATCCGGACAGCATCACAGCCTGGAACAATGGGCAGATGGATATCCTACTTGCACATCCGGCAAGTGCAGCATATGGATTAAACCTTCAGGCAGGTGGGCACATCATTGTCTGGTTTGGACTTAACTGGTCATTGGAGTTATACCAGCAGGCAAATGCCAGACTGTACCGGCAGGGACAGAAAGAGAATGTTGTGATCCATCATCTGGTTACTGCCGGCGGATATGATGAGAACGTCATGGATGCGCTGGAAGCAAAAGAAGTTACACAGGATTCGTTCCTGGATGCCTTAAAGGCAAGGATCAAGAGCGTGAAAGGAGAGAACGATGGGAAAGATTGATGCAAAGATGGAAGGCAGGACCGAAGGATTGGAACTTGCTTTACGCATTGTGAGAGAAGGCGGAGCAGAAGCCTTAGAGAGAGAAATGAAACGCCGGAGAGTTACAGGGATTAAGGTTCCTGTCGATCATAGAGAAATGGATAAAGCGGCACAGAAGATCAAAGAGCAGATTCTGGATACCGTTCTTGCTATGAGTATCATGGTGCTAAGAGATGAGTTCGGTTTTGGCAAGAAACGGCTGGATCAGTTCAAAGCAAGATTTAACTTGAAAACAGAATGTATGAATGATGGATTAGTTACATGGGCAGACATTCTGGAAGCGATCAGAGATGAGACTGGCATTGAGCTTACGATCAGAGAAAACCGTTAAGGAAAGTTAAGGAGTGAATTAATTATGACAAAGATCAGACAGAAACTTGCGAAGGTCTATATTCATTCGCAGGATAATGGCAATGACTTTGGGATCATCGATCATCTGGCTGAGGTCGGATACGATGTCGATTTCGAAGTTGTGGATAATGGAGTTGGTAATAAAGTGATCTCTTGTGAGATCTATGACGCAGGGGGGGGAGAAAGACAATGATCAAAAATAACAGGACAGCAATGAACGCATACAAGAAGACCAGAGAGAAACACGGTGGGGCTCGTCCCTGCTGCGTGGTCTGCGGCGAAGTGATGGATCCGGAGGACGATGAGACAGAGTGGTCTAGAACAAAGAGAAGGACAGATTGTTTTGTACATAGGCATTGCGTGAAACACTGGGGAGATGCTTAGTAAAAATAGGTGACAGGAGGAAAGACATGGATAAGAAAAAGCTAAAACAGTATCGATCATTGAAGAAAGAACAAAAGATGCTGGAAGACAAAATGGAGAAACTGAATGAGAGAGCAGAAAAGATTCCAACGGTCACTGGGAAAGTCAAAGGATCTATGGATACGTTCCCCTATATCGAAACGCACATGAGAATTATAATGGACGAGCCGAAACAGGCAGATGTGATCTATCGGCAGATGATAATTAACGGAAAGAGACAACATCAGGTGGATGAACTACTGACAGAGATTGAAGAGTTTATCAGCTTGATTCCTGATAGCAATGCAAGACAGATCTTTGAACTCATTTATCTAAATGGTAAGACACAACAGGAAGTTGGAGAACAATTGGGGTATACGAAAGGCAGAATTTCTCAGATAATCAGTGAAAATCTAAAAGATTAAACAAATTAAACAAAAAAGTGTGTTATAGTTATACTTGAGGAAATTGGATAGAGTCCAATCAATCGCCCCGTATAATTTTTTGAGCATCGTAGAAATACGATGTTCTTTTGTTCTATAACTACTAGAATATGCGGGGATTTTGTGATATAATAAATAAAAAATTATACGGAGGGCCTATGGACAAACTGAAAAAGGAAAACATTGTTTTATTAGTTATAGCTGTTATGGGGATTATACCATTTATTCTCGGATGTGCGATTTCAAGTCCAGTTTTTAAAAATTTTGTTGGAGGAGATAGCTGGATAGGATTCTGGGGATCATATCTAGGATCAATTGTAAGCGGCATGATCACACTGTTTGTTTTGTTTAAAACTTTAGAAAGCAATAAAAAAGATTTAGAGCAAACATTTATCGAGAATAAGAGGATACAGCAACGTCAGGAAAAAATGGATTACTGTGATAAAATAATAAAGCTTTCAAGCAGTTATGCCAATGATGTTATAGACGAGTTGATCAGAGCAAAGGAATATCTAGAGCAGCAAACAGAAGAATGCTACAAAGAGTATAATATAGCAAGAGGAAAAGCTGTAAGAATTAATAACGAGCTTATGCTAACAATGCATGTAAAAGAAGAAGATAGCCGCTATTGTAGAAATAGTAAATACGAAAATTTATGCTCGGAAATTATTGAAAAGACGGATTGGTTAGAAAAGGAGATAACTAATTTGTATAAAAAAATTCATGCTAATGAGCCTATTAATCAAAAATTGACGCAGATAGAATCTATGTATAAAAAATACTGGGATGAGATTTTTAAAACTTTTCAAGACGATTTTAACTCTGCGACAGAGGAATTTGTGAAGAGTAATTTAAAAATGGATTAGTTGATGTAAAACACCTGAAGCTATTTGATATTTAGTTTCAGGTGTTTTTTATAATAAAATGAAAAGGGGTAATCACATACATATTAGCGTGATAATATGATAGCATTAGATATTGAAAAAGAAAGAAGGTGGTAATGTGTGAATGAAGAAAAAAACTACATATTGGCAGAATCCGATTATGTAGCCGGAATGAAGTATAAAGACATTGCTGCCAAGTATGGAGTCTCGATAAATACTGTGAAATCGTGGAAGAAACGATACGCATGGTCGAGGAACAAAAAGACAAAATGCATCAAAAAAGGGTGCACACAAAATAAAAAGGGTGCACACAAAAAAGAAGCCGTTGCGGAGGATGTAAGTCAGGTTGTGATTAACGATGAACTTACTGATCAGCAACAGCTTTTTTGTTTGTATCAGTCTAGGATGTTTAATTATACGAAAGCTTACATGAAAGCATATCCTGGTTGTACTTATGCATCTGCTGCCGTATTAGGAAGCAGGCTTATGAAGAATCCAGTGATCAGAAAAGAGATTGAACAGCTAAAGCAGAATCACATGAACAGAGAATTGCTAAAGCAGGAAGATATCTTTCAAAAGTTTATGGATATTGCATTTGCGGATGTAACAGATTATGTATCGTTTGGGCGAGAAAATATTCAAGTTATGGGTGCTTTTGGTCCAGTAATGGTAGAAAACAAAGAAACTGGAGAAAAAGAAGTTCTCGAAAAAGAAGTCAATACTGTGAAATTCAAACAATCTGAAGATGTTGATGGAACGCTGATCACGGAAGTGAAGCAAGGAAAAGACGGAGCGAGCATTAAGCTGGTTGATAAGATGAAAGCTTTGCAATGGCTTGCAGACCATATGGACATTGCTACAGCTGAACAGAAAGCTAAGATTGAACAGATCAGAGCTAAGACAGCGATCATGTCTGGAACATCCGAAGAAGAGACAGAAGATGATGGATTCATTGATGCGCTAAAAGCTGAGGTGTCCGAAGTATGGGAAGAGTAAAGAAAGCGGTATTTAAGTTTCGACCATTCTCCAAGAAGCAGAAGAAGATACTTACCTGGTGGCTGCCCAATTCACCCGTACATGATCAAGATGGAATCATAGCCGATGGGGCTATCCGATCGGGAAAAACTGTTTCTATGTGCTTGTCCTTTGCAATGTGGGCAATGGAAACGTTCAATGGACAGAATTTTGGTATGTGTGGTAAGACGATCGGTTCTTTCCGGAGAAACGTACTCTTTTGGTTAAAGCTTATGCTTAAGAGTCGAGGGTATCACGTTGAAGATCATAGAGCTGATAATTTAGTTGTTATCCGAAGAGGTGGCAAAGAGAATTTTTTTTACATCTTTGGCGGTAAGGATGAGCGATCACAGGATTTGATACAGGGTATCACACTTGCAGGAGTCTTTTTTGATGAAGTTGCATTGATGCCTGAATCTTTTGTTAACCAGGCAACAGGACGTTGTTCTGTTGATGGATCAAAATATTGGTTTAACTGTAACCCAGATGGACCTTATCACTGGTTTAAGACTAATTGGATTGATCGTGCAGATGAAAAGAAACTTGTCTATCTACATTTTACGATGGACGACAATTTAAGCTTATCTGAGCGAATTAAAGCACGATATCGAGCAATGTATACCGGAGTGTTTTATAAGCGTTATATCTTAGGTCTGTGGGCCGTAGCTGAGGGAATTATTTACGACATGTTTAATATAGAAAAGCATGTCACATCAGAAAAGCAGTCAACAACCGGCAGTAAATACGTCAGTGTCGATTATGGTACACAGAATGCGACAGTATATCTTTTGTGGGAGAAGAACCAGAAAGGTCAGTGGGTTGCTACGAAAGAATATTACTATTCTGGCCGAGATGAGACCACGCAGAAGACCGATGGAGAGTATGCAGATGACATGGAAGAGTTCCTGGAAAGAATCAATGTTGAATCAATCATTGTCGATCCGGCAGCCGCATCCTTTATCGCAGAACTTAAGAAACGAGGATTTAAGGTTAAGAAAGCAAAGAATGATGTACTTGATGGTATTCGATTTGTCGGAAATCTGTTAAATCTAAGTGTATTACAGTTCTCTGAATGTTGTAAAGAAACAATCAAAGAGTTCGGTTCTTATATCTGGGATGACAAGGCATTGGAACGTGGAGAAGATAAACCGATTAAGCAGCATGATCATTGCATGGATGCAGTGAGATATTTTGCTTACACGATCGTAAGACGTGAACGAAAATGGAGTTGATTAAATGATAAGAGAAATTATTGAGCGAATAAGGCAGGTGATAAGAAAAATGCTTGGAAAAGAAAATATCAGGGATGCGATTGGAGTTGATGTTGCCGTATCGGACAAGATGGCAAGAGAAATTGATCTCTGGTCGAAGATGTATAAAAATCAACCGCCTTGGAAAAGAAAAGAACTAAAACTTTGCGGATTACCTGCAGCTATTGCTGGAGAATTTGCAAGGCTTGTCACACTGGAATTAAAAACAGAGATTACAGGGAATAAGTTTCTCAATGATGAATATCAAACTGTGATTGATAATATACGAACCTATACGGAATATGCCTGTGCAAAGGGTGGACTTGCAATGAAGCCTTACGTGTCGGATGGGCATATAGAAGTGGACATGGTTCAGGCCGATCGGTTCTTTCCTGTAAAATTTAATTCCAGAGGAGAAGTTATTGCAGCAGTATTTATGGAAACTGTCACGATAGGAAAACAGGTATATACAAGACTGGAATATCATCGACACGATGAAAAGACGGCTACATACTACATTATCAACAAAGCTTTTGTAAGGCAGGACCTTGATAACGTTGAGGTGTTAGGAAAAGAAGTACCGCTTAGTGCTGTACCGGAGTGGGCCGATCTTGAAGAAACCGTCACGATCATAAATGTGAAGAAACCGTTATTTGCATATTTCAAGATTCCGAACGCAAATAACGTTGATGATTCATCTCCGTTGGGAGTATCTGTATATTCCAGAGCAATCGATGATATCAAAGAAGCTGATTATCAATGGACGAGAATCTTATGGGAATATGAGGGATCTGAACTGGCAATCGATGCAGACATTGGGCTATTTAAACGTAAAGAAAACGGAGAATTTGATCTTCCAAAAGGAAAGGAACGACTTTTCCGAATGATGGACTTTGACGAGGATCGGGACCAGTACAAAGTGTTTACACCTCCAATCCGTGACGAAAGTCTTATCAATGGATTCAATACAATTCTTCGCAGAATTGAGTTTAACGTAGGTCTCGCTTATGGAACATTAAGTGATCCAAACACAGTCGATAAGACTGCAGAAGAAATTAAGGCGAGTAAACAGCGATCATACAGCACAGTATCTGATATCCAGAAAGCACTGCAAAAAGCATTAGAACAATTGATCTATGCAATGGATGTGATCGCACAACTTTCAAATCTAAATGGCGGTAAGAAGTATGAGGTCAGTTTTGACTGGGATGATTCGATTGTGATCGACAAAGAACAGGAACTGCAGAGTATGCAGCAGGATGCAACTGCAGGACTGATCCGAAAAGAAATATACATTGCGGCCAAGTATGGAGTATCTGAAGAAGAGGCGTTGAAAATGATGCCGGCACAGGATGATCGTTTTACCATCCAGGAAGAGTAGGTGATCACAGATGCTTGATCCGAAGTATTTGGAAAAGTTCTCCGATCAGTTACTTGGCATCATTGACACTCTGACAATAGCGATCATATCTGATATGGCAAAAAGAATCGTAAAGATGGGAAATGTATCAGAGTCAACAAAACATCAGGCTGAAGTTTTACAGAATGCAGGTCTTGTTTATAAAGATACGATCAAGCGAGTAAGTCAGGTATCTGGATATCAAAAGCATGAAGTTCAGAGAATGTATGAAGAAGCAGGTGTTAGGAACTTAAAGAACGAGGCTGTATATTACAAACAGGCAGGCAAAGAAGATATTAAGTTAAATCAGTCCAATGGAATGCAGAGAATCTTGCAAGCAAATATCAGAAAAACATGCCAGGAACTTGATAATCTCACGATGACAACCGCAGTAAGATCACAATCAGCTTACATACAAGCTTGTAATAGAGCACAGATGAAAGTTAGTTCTGGAGCATTCAGTTATGACAAAGCAATTGCAGATGCGATCAAAGAGGCAGCAGTGCAGGGAACAGAAGTCTTATATCCGTCACAGCATGTCGATAAATTAGATGTCGCGGTAAGAAGAGCTGTACTTACCGGAGTAAACCAGACTGCAGCAGAAATGAATCTGCAGTATGCAAAAGATCAGAATTGTGATTATGTTGAAACAACTGCACATGAAGGAGCAAGACCAGAACATGCCGTATGGCAAGGGAAGGTCTTTTGTTTATCTGGGACTGATCCGAAGTATGAAAACTTCTATGAAGCGACAGGATATGGAACAGGGCCAGGTTTATGTGGTTGGAATTGCCGCCATAACTTCCATGCATTCTTCCCAGGAATATCGACACCAGCATATACGCAAGAGATGTTAGATGATTATTCTGCAAAGAATGTGGAATACAATGGAAAGCAATTTACAGAATATGAAGCAAGTCAGATGCAGAGAAGTCATGAACGACAGATCAGAGAAACAAAGAGGAAACTTGCTGGATATAATTCAGCGATCAGTGAAGCGAAAGATGATACTTTGAAAAATACTTTACAGAATCGCTTTAATGAAGAATCTGTAAGATTAAAGAAACAGGAAGCGGCATTGAAAGCTTTCTGTAAAGAAACAGGAAGAAGATATGAATCTGCCAGAGTTCAGATCCATGCAGTGAAGAACAAAGCAGGAGATATCGTTGGATTTGGTCGTAGTGTTGCACAGAAAGCTGTATGGAGTAATAGAAAAACAAAAGTCAATGAATCTAAATTTACAGAACGATTAACTGATTTTAATTTAGGACAAAAGGATCTGATCAATCATTGGAGCGTTCAGAGAAATTTGAATAAGTCCGACATTGGAAAAGAGACAATGAAATATATTGTTGATCATCCAGAAATTAATATAGAATTAGCATATCATGTTGATAATCCAGATAAGTTATACGGAAAGCAATGGAAAGATAATATTCGTATTTATGCATCAGACACAAAAACAATTGAAAAAACCGCTGAAACATTGATTCATGAAATAACACATCATCGATATGATATTGGTGGATCACAGTGGTCAGAATGCGTTTGCAGAGCTCAGGAGTTAAAACATAAGTATCGCCGTAATACATTGACTGCAAATGAATTAAGAAGTATAATTAAAGAAATAAAAGAATTGTATCCAGAATTACCGTGGAGGTGATTATATATGAGATTTTGGGATGAAGTTGATGAAGCAATTAAAAAAGTAAGACAAGGGCAAGAAGCAACTTGTCCATTATGCAAAAAAGGAAAGTTAGTACCAGTTGGAAATCCAAAAACAACAAAATCATTTTATTGTGATGCATGTAAAGAAAAACTTAATTTAGATTAAACGCCATCTGATCAATGTCAGGTGGTATTTTTATACGAATTTTTAAGAAAGGAGCAAAGAAACATGAAGTCAACAGAATAGAAAGGACGGTGATCCAAATATCTCCCCGCAGCAGGGTTAAGCTGCAGAAGACACGCAGAGAGATCTGGGTGTTATTTTTATGCAAAGAAATAACATTGGTCAGCTGATCAGACCTTAAACAGTCGGTTCGTGGCGGTCGGTTACACGCCTAAAACAACCTAATACGAAAGGAGCATAGTAACATGAAAACAGATTTTTTAAAAGGTTTAAATCTTTCCCAGGAAGTGATTGATAAGATCATGGCTGAAAACGGAAAGGATATCGCAGCAGAACAGAAAAAAGCAGAGAAGATCATTCAGGAGCGAGACAGCTATAAGCTTAAAGGGGAGAATCTTGAAACTCAGGTAAACGATGCAAATGCAGAGATTCAGAAGTTTAAAGACATGGATATTGACGGAATCAAGCAGGCAGCAGATGACTGGAAAGAGAAAGCTGAGAAAGCAAAGAGTGATGCAGATGCACAGATCTCAGAAATGAAATTTGATTATGCGTTATCTGCAGCATTGACAGGAGCGAAAGCTAGAAACAGCAAAGCGGTCAAAGCGTTACTTGATATGGACGGACTGAAACTAAATGATGGAAAGATCATTGGTTTAGACGAACAGCTGTCACAGATCAAGGAAGAAAACAGCTTCTTGTTCGAGAGCGATGAACCAGCACCAACGATCGTTAAAGGAACAAATGGTGGTTCCGGAGGTATTGGTGGAAAGAAACCAAGTGAAATGACATATTCGGAACTCTGTGACTATATGGAACAGAATCCAGGAGCAGAGATTTAAATAAAGGAGTAAGAAATGGCAGGAGAAAAATTTGATTCTAAATCATTCAATCCTCAGGCATTTGGTGCTTATACAGAGAGGATTCCAAATTTAAAAAGAAACGAACTGATCAAATCAAGAGCCTTAAAAGGTAATCAGGATATTAAAAATACGTTCAGTTCTCAGACAGGAACATCATATGCAACTTTACCAATGCATGGTTTAATTGGTGGAACTGCACAGAATTATGATGGCGAGACCGATCTTACATCGGACAGCACAGATACATTCGAAAGAGGTGTTGTTGTAGTTGGACGTATGAAAGGATGGACAGAACGAGACTTTTCCGAAGACATTACAGGCGGTGTAAGCTTTATGGATAATGTTGCAGCACAGGTGAATGACTATAAATCCGATCTTGACCAGTTGACCATTGTAAAAGAACTGGAAGGTATCTTTGCAATGACAGGAAAAGAAAACAAGACTTTCGTGGATAATCATACTTCTGATATTACAGAAGTTACTGCAACAGATAAGGATGGGAATGTTAAAAATGTTGTACAGGCAGATACTTTAAATACAGCTTTACAGAGAGCATCAGGGGATAATAAATCCAAATTCACAATTGCGATCATGCACAGTGCAGTTGCAACAAATCTTGAAAATTTGAAGCTGTTAAAATATATGACTCAGACTGATTCAAATGGTATTGAACGACAGTTAACACTTGCAACATGGAATGGCCGTTTAGTTCTGATCGATGACTCTATGCCAACGGAAGAAGTTGCTGCAGTAGAAGAAAGCGGAACAAAAGGAGAGCCTGGTTATGTTGCGGCACAGGAAGCTTATACGAAATATACAACCTTCGCATTAGGAGATGGAGCATTTGATTACGAAGACATTGGTGCAAAAGTCCCATATGAAATGTATCGTAATCCAATGAAAAATGGTGGGGAGGATACATTGTTTATGAGACAGAGAAAAGTATTTGCCCCATATGGAATTTCTTATACAAAGAAAAAACAGGCTACAAATTCGCCAACAGACGCAGAACTTGCAGATGGATCTAACTGGGAACTTGTCAACAACGGAAAAACTGGTCAAGATAAGAAAGTAATCGATCATAAAGCAATTCCAATTGCAAGAATCATTTCCAGAGGATAGGCGGTGATCCGGTATGGTGGAATATGCAAACAGGGATTTCTACGAAAATAAATTTTATGGCGAGATCATACCGGAGAAAGCTTTCCCTGGAATGATCTTAAAGGCAAGCATTTTTGTGAAATTCCTTACATTTGCCAGAGTTGATGATATGACAGAGATTCCAGAGGAAGTGAGTTTGGCCACATGCGCAGTGGCAGATGTAATGTATCAGGACAGAATGAGAAAAGATGATGCAGGAAGGGAAATCGCAAGTGAGAACAACGATGGATACAGTGTAAGTTTTGTGACGAGTCAGAGCAAAACAACAGGCACTGTGGAGCACCGTTGTCAAAAAGCAGCATATCCTTATCTTGCACATACGGGACTCGTGTACAGGGGGGTATGGGCCATATGATGACAAATGCAGACCTCACGATCTATAACAGTCACGGAGTTGATAAAAAGACAGCACGAAAGATTTATTTAAAGACTCGGATCAAAGGTGTTAATTTTTACACAAAGCAGCAGACAACTGTTACCGATCAAGGACTCAGTTCTGCAGATATGTATCAGATCCGCATCCCTTTATCTGCAGATACGCAAGGGAAAGAATACATTGATACTGATAAGTATCGGGAATTATCTGCCGAAGAAGCAGAAAAGTATTGGACGATCAATAACGGGGATCTGTTTGGAAAAGGATTGTTAGAAGATTTTGAGAAAGAATCAGAATTTTTAAAACAGCAGTACACAGGAAAAGTATTATCGTTTTCGGATAACCGGAGAGGAAGTTTGCCACATTGGAGAATCGGAGGTGCTTAAATGGGAACACAAGTAAAAGTCGAACTTTCGCCAGATCAGATTTTAAAGACAAGAGGTCTTCAGATTGGTGGACCAGCACAAAGATTTTTTACTGGTGAATTCCGAAGAAAAGCAGATCCGTATGTTCCGTACTTAAACGGACCATTAAAAAATACAGCGATAGAAAATGAAGATTCTATTGATTATGTACAGCCATATGCACAGAGACAATATCATGAGAATAAAGGGAAAGGCCTCCGTGGTAAAGAATGGGATCAGCGATGTTGGGCTGACAACGGAGATCAGATTGTGGAATCTGTTGCGAAGTTTATTGGAGGTAAAGCAGAATGAGCGTGATCGCAAGTGTAAGAGAATTTATACAAGATTATCCTGGATTATCAGCATTTGATGATCTGGTGTGCGTGGAACATCTTCCGGAGGATACAAAAAGTTATGCGATCGAAGCATCGGTAACATCACAGCCAATTAAAAAGCGATATATTAACGGCGACACAGAACGCCGTTTTAATTTTGTCCTGGCAAGCCGTGAGTACTTCGGGGCAGACGTTGCAGAGAATATCGATGTGGCGGAGTTTTACGAAGATTTCTCAGACTGGTTGGAACGATGTACGATCAATAATGATCTTCCGGAAATGGATAAAGGAAAAAGAGCAATTAAAATACAGGCACTGACAAATGGCTACGTGTTTAACGCAGATGCATCAAAAGCACAGTACCAGATTCAGTGCCAGTTAATTTATTATCAGAAATTAGGAGGAATATAAAATGGCAGAAACAGCAAGCAAAACAGTAAAACAGCGTTATCAGGAAGCATCTTATTTAAAGGTGTCTGAAGCGTTTGAATTAATGGGAACTGGTTTTACAGAGTTAAATGAAGATCCAGGAGCACAGACAACAAGTAAAAAATATATCAATGATAAATCATCCACATCAAGCATTACAAGTTATGAAGGTGAGCACGGATTTACAGCCGATCAGATTCCAAGCGAAAAGGTCATTAAAGATCTGGTCAGCATTGGTAAAGAGAGAAAAACAGGAGCGGATGCAGAACGTGAATTTGTTCGCGTTGATCTGGATGAAAAAGTAGAGGGAGATACCACTGGGACAGTATTCAAAGCACGTATGTTTACCGTAGCTGCTGAAATTTCAAGTTTCTCTGATAATGACGGAGAATTACAGGTTGAGGGAACACTTCACGACAAAGGAGATCCTGTTATGGGTAAATTTGATACAAAGGCAAAGACATTTACACCGGATTCAGCAACGGAGTAAACGAAATTGGAATTAAGGAGTAAGATATATGTTTATTTGGAATGGAAAGAAGCTCGCATTTAATTTCCTGGATGCGGACATGATGAAAAAATTTAGTGATGCAGGAAAGGAAATGTGGAAGAAACTTGGTGAGTACGAAGAGAAGAATGCAGAAGATGGAAAAATCAAGGCAGAAGGCGTGGCGTATGAGTCAGAAATCATTAGTGAGTTTTTTGACGAGGTATTTGGAAATGGCACCGCTGATGAAATCTTTACATCAAAACATGATCTGACAGAAAGAACGAAAGCAATTAAGAAGCTTTATTCTATCAGAGATTCACAGTTAGCTGGTCATACAAAGAGAGTCAATGATCTGCACAAGATGATTGGAGCTGAATGATCAGAAGAGAACTCCCGGTGTCAGTAGATATCGGGAGTGAAACATATAAGATTGATGCTGATTTCAGAACAATTATGAATGTGGAAGAGATTATCTTTGGAAAAGAAGTTACAGATGATCAAAAGAAGTTTGCAGAAGAAATGATGAAAGAAATCGATATTGAAGAAAAAGATGCGATCGCAAATGCAAAATATTATGATGCACTAAAACTCTTTTATAGAGATAATGTTCCGGATGATCTGGAAGAAGCTATGGAAAAAATGCTGTGGTTTTATTCCTGTGGTAAGGAAGATAAACAATCAAAAACAAAAACAAAGAAAAAAGTGATCAGCTTTGAATATGATTTTGATTATATCAATGCAGGGTTTATGCAGGATTATAAGATTGATTTGTTCGAGGTTGATTTTTTGCATTGGTGGAAGTTTATGTCGCTATTCAGTGCCCTTCATGATGATTGTAAGATTTGCGAGATTATCGGATATCGCGGGGCAGAGTTAAAGAATTTTGACAAAGAACAGAGAAAAAGGATAAGGGAGATGCAAAAGATCTATGCACTTCCGGATGATATAAGTAAAGAAGAGAAGAAGAGACAGGATGAGATAACACAGATACTGCTAAATGGCGGTGATTTGTCAGGAATATTGTGATAAGAGAAGCGAACAGGCGAGAGCTTGGATCTGCAGGTTGAGCACCCAGGACGTCAAATAGCTTAGAAACTTTAGATTTTTAGGTATATAGGTATTTGACGAGGTGAAGATATGGCAGATGGTACAGTTACAATAGAAACCAAACTGGATAATTCTGGTGCAGAAAAAGGATTAAATGATCTTAAGAAAGAAGTTGAGTCTTCTTCTAAGAGTACAGCACAGGATATAGATAAAGCTTCTGATCAAGCACAAAAGAGTGTAGAAGAAGTTGCTAAGTCAGCAGAGAAAACTGGAAAGCAAGTAGAAAAAAGTGCAAAAGATTCAGCATCGAAAGCAGGACAGGCAGCCAAACAAGGAGCTGATTCAGCAGCAAAAGGAACAGAATCCGCATCTACGAAGATGCAGCAGTCTCATAAAAAGGTAAAGGATACTGCAAAAGAAAGTGCAGATGGCGCAAAAAAGTCTTGGGAAGAATCTAATCAAAGTACAGTAGCAAGTACAGAGAGCGCAACATCAAAGATGGCCGGGCTGATGAAAAAATCTGCAGCAGTAATTGGAGTTGCATCTGTGGCGGCCGCAAAAAAGACGATCGATGTAGGTAAGTCCTTTGAAGCAGGAATGAGTGAGGTCCAGGCAATCTCCGGAGCATCTGGAAAAGACCTGGAAAAGCTATCTGCAAAAGCAAAACAGATGGGAGCTACAACAAAGTTTTCTGCTACAGAATCCGCCACAGCACTTAAATACATGGCTATGGCCGGATGGAAAACAAACCAGATGGTTTCTGGATTGTCTGGTGTTATGAATTTAGCTGCAGCTTCCGGAGAAGACCTTGGAACAGTATCCGACATTGTAACAGATTCAATGACCGCTTTTGGATTGAAAGCAAAGGATTCTGGACATTTTGCAGACGTACTAGCGAAAGCATCGAGTAGTTCTAACACCAATGTTGCAATGATGGGAGAAACCTTTAAGTATGTTGCACCATTGGCCGGATCCATGAAATATAGTATCGAAGATACAGCTACAGCAATTGGACTGATGGCGAATGCCGGAATCAAAGGAAGCCAAGCAGGTACATCTTTGAGATCTATCATTACGCGACTTGTCAAACCTCCGAAAGATGCAGCTACAGCATTAAATGCGCTTGGAATCAGTACAACAAAAGCTGATGGATCCATGAAGCCACTTCGTGAAACGATGGAAGAATTGAGAGAAAAATTTTCTGGATTAACAGAAAGTCAGAAAGCTTCTTATGCTTCAAGCATCGCAGGACAGGAAGCGATGTCAGGTCTGTTGGCAATCGTTAATGCATCTGATTCTGATTTCAACAAATTACAAAAGGCGATTGATAATTCTTCTGGCGCAGCAAAGAAACAGGCCGATGTTATGAACAACAATCTGCAAGGAGCATTGTACGACCTCGGATCAGTAGCAGAGTCTGTTGGAATCGGCATTTATGAAGATATCAAAACGCCGCTAACAAAGGCTGTCGGTGTTGGAACAGCACAGTTAAGGGTTTTATCTAACAAATTGAAAAAAGGTGGAATAAAAGAGATTGTTCCGAAGGAAGCGATAAATACTGTTGAAAATCTTGGAAAAGTGGCTATGGTAGCCGGCAAAGGTGGAGTAAAAGTATTGGCCACTTCTACAAAACTGCTTGGAGATAACATGGGTGTAGTTATTCCACTTGCGACATCATTCATGGGTGCTTGGGCAGGAGTTAAAGTTTTCAACACTGCATCTAAAGGAGTTACAGCATTAACTACAGCTTTTAGCGCCTTAAAAACAATGGAGCAGGCAAATGCGATCACTTTAGTGGCACAGCAAGGTGGCTTGACTGCACTGCAGACAGTCGTTGGAATCTTTACAGGTAAGATTTCTCTTGCGACAGCAGCAACAGGAGCTTTTAATGCAGCATGTACAGCACTTGGCGGTCCAGTAGGTTTAGGAGTTGTTGCAGTAGGTGCTTTAGTAGCAGGAGTCGCAGCATACACACTGACACAGAAAAAAGCAGTTACAGAAGCAGATCGATACTATTCTTCTTGTACAAAACTCAAAAAGAAACAAGAAGAGATGGCAACATCGATCAAGAGCTTACATAAAGAAAATCAGAAAAATGTAGATTCTGCACGTGCAAATGGTGTTCAGGCAGATCAGTTGTATCAAAAATTGACAAAACTGATGAATGTTGAGCATAAGAGCGCCGGGACAAAAGCACAGATTGTAAGTGTAGTTAAACAATTAAATGAATTATTACCAGGGCTGAATCTTGAGTATGACAAAGAAGCAGATAAGCTAAATAAGTCTACTTCTGCGATCAAGAAAAATATAGCAGCATTGAAAGAACAAGCAATGGCCAAGGCTTACCAGAAAGGGATGGAAAGCGCAGCATCCAAAGTGGCCAAGGCTGACATTGAGAATGAAAAAGCTATCAAAAAAAAGACGGAAGCAACAAACAAATATAATGCCGCTGTTGAAAAAATGAATCAGGTTACCGCAAAGGTAAACCAAGGAAAGATAACAACAAGCAGTGATGAGTATAAAAAAGCTTCTAATGATCTGACAAAATACTATGATGCAATGATGACAGCCAATAAGGCTGTTGAGCAGAGCGGTAAAAACTTAAATGCAGCACAAAAAGAACTGACTGCATACACAGACAAATATACAGCTCAGACAAATTATACAGAGTATCTGAAATCCTTAGATGATCTGGCCAAACAAGCAAAGATTAAAGCAAGTGATATTCCGAAGTCTGTTGGAGAGGGAATTAAACAGGGTGTTTATGCAAATCCAACATCCGGAAAAGAATTAAAGAGTTTAATCAAATTAGATGATCTAGTTAATTCCGATCAGTTGGCCAAGATGCAGGAACAGGGAATGAAGATCCCACAGTATTTGGCACAAGGTATTTCTGATGGATCTGTTTCATTTAAAACCGCAGCAACACAGCTTGGAAATGCAATTAACTGGGAAGATTTAATTCAACAAGTAAAAGATAAAGGAAAAGAAGTTCCAGACAGTATTGCACAGGGAATTAGTTCCGGACAGTATGCTGTTCCAACCTCTATAAAAGCTGTTGAGAATCTGGTTACATTTGAAGGATTAAAAGCTAAGGCATTACAAGGTGGAATTGAAGTACCTGATTATTTGGCAAATGGTATTACATCTGGAAGTATGAAACCTGAAGAAGCAGTTAAGGCACTGAGTAATTTGGTATCTTTTCAGGATATGATAGATAAGGCAGGAATTGAAGGATCAAAAGTTCCAACAGAATTAGCAACCAGAGTTGCGCAAGGACAAATATCTGTTCAAGCTGCAGTAAAACAATTGACTGATGCGGTAGGAAAAGAGTCAGAGAAAACAGCTCAAAAGACAAGTGATGCAAAAAAGAAAATTGAAAGCAATACAAAGTTAAAAGCACCTGATAATTCTGCAACTACTAATTCATTAAAAAAAGTCGCAAAGGCTTCAAATGAAGCATCAAGTAGTTTGAAGAAAAATCAGACCGAAATTAAAAAGGCTTCTAAGATACCGGCTACAGATAATACTCAAAGTGCAAAAACAACATTTGGTGCATTTCCAAAGGAAGCAAAAAAGGCATCTACTGAGGTAAAAAGTAGTAGTAAAACTTTGAAAAGCACAGCTACAAAAACTCTAGCTGCAAATGATGGTGCTGCTAAAAAGGCAGGAGCAAAACTTGGAAATGATTTTGCAAAAGGAATTGCATCAAAATCTGGAGCTGCAAAAAGTGCCGGTTCAAAAGTATCTAAAGCAGGTTCTTCCGGAGCAAGTGCACAGAAATCTTCTTTTGTATCTGTTGGTGGTAATTTATCTCTTGGATTAGCATCTGGTATCAGATCAAACTCTGGTGCTGTATCATCAGCCGCAAGAGAAGCAGTAAGAGCAGCAGTTGCAGCCGCAAAAGCAGAAGGTAAGATTCATTCACCATCCCGTGTCATGGAAAGTGACGTAGGAAAATGGATGCCGTTAGGAATGGCAGCAGGTATCAGAAAGCATACGAAGGACGTGGAAGATGCTTCCGGAGAGATGGCGAATGCATCCGTAGAAGCCACAGCCACAGCCTTAGGAATCCATTCACCATCTCGTGTATATAAAGATGCGATTGGTAAGAATATTCCAGCAGGTGTAGCAAAAGGTGTCAGAGAAGGGCAGACAGAACTCAATGCAGAAATGAAGCTTTCTGTGAATGAAGCATTATCTGCAGCTAAGAATGCATCGAAAAAAGGAAATTATTCCGATATTGGAAACAACCTTGTATCTGGAATATCCGAAGCACTCAACACAGCCAAGTCAAGATCATCAGAAACGGTACAAGAGATTATTGATCAGCAGACAAGTAAAGTTTCTTCAAAGCACGATACAGCAGAGAAAAATCTTCAAGATAAGATCAGTAAGACAAAAAATAAAAAGAAAAAAGCAAAATTAAAAAAACAGCTGAAAAAGTTAAAGAAGCAGAATGCTGCAGAAGAAAAGCAATTAAAAATTGCGGGAGAAAAAACGGCAGCAGCATACAATGATGCATTTGAGAAAGAAGCTGATCGATTAAATAAGATTGCACAGGAAAAGTTACAGGATCTGTCAGATGAATATCAGACAGTCTACAACAACATTAAGAGTAAAATGGATAGCTTGACTGAGAAGCAACAATCTTGGGGAAATATCTATGATCTTGATCAGAACATCATGGATCTTGAAAAGTATCAAAAGGATCTGAAATCGTTAGAAAATAAGATTCCAGAATCCATGATGGATAAGATTCTGGGAATGGACATTGATGCAGGAACTGCATACATGGCATGGTTTAAGAACATGACTGATGCAGAGCAGAAAGCTTATATCGAAAAGTGGAACAAGCAGCAGGACATGTCACAGTCATTCTCAGAAAGCTTTTTTGCTGATGATTTTGCTAAGATTCAGGCAGAATATGGGGAGAAGCTTAAGAAAGCCACGGATAATCTGCAGAAAGAGATGAAACAGGCAGGAGTTAATATTGCAAAGGGATTAACTGCAGGTATGGAAAGCGAAACCAGAAACCTCAGCAAATCCATGAAAAAGATCTGCCAGAACATTATCAAGACGGCCAAAAAGACACTTAAGATTCATTCCCCATCTCGAGAATTTGCAAAGATTGGTTCTTATGATATTCAGGGAGCAATCAAAGGACATGAAAAAGAAGCGCCAAATTTGTATAAACAAATGGGAACGATTTCTCAGAACATGGCACAGAAATTTGCAAAAGCGAAGTTGAACGTTCAAGATATTCAGTCAAGGATGCAGGATGCGATCAACCTGCAGATGCAGACGATCACAACAAGGATGCAGCCAGTCGTGCAAACGGATTCAGCTAATGGATCAGAGTCAATAGTTTATACCGGTCCAGAGCGAATAGAAGTGCCACTGATTATAGATGCCCGAGAGGTTACAAGAGTAATCGCCCCTTACATGGACACAGAACTAAGTACAAGAGCAACACGAAAATCAAGAGGAGGTGTATAGTATGCCAGGAACATTAGGAGTCACGATCGGAGAAAAACACACATTAAAAGATTGGAATCTTGGATGGACTGCGATCACTCTTGGTTTTCCAGAGCCAAAAACTTATGAACAGGATGTGCCAGGAGCAGACGGAACACTGGATATTACGGAAGCAGTTACTGGTGGAGATGTTAAGTATAAGAATCGTAGTCTTTCCTTAGAATTTGAAACTCCGGACGAAGACTTTTTTGAATGGGGATCTATTGTATCGGACATTGCAAATTACCTGGTTGGTAAGAAAATGAAGATCATACTCGATACTGATCCATCTTTTTATTACATTGGCCGACTTACGATTGATGTCGAAAAGACAGATCGTATAAATGGAAAGCTTGTAATGTCCGGAGAAGTTGATCCATATAAGTATGAAGTTGCTTCGTCTCTGGAAGATTGGTTATGGGATGATTTTAATTTTGAAACTGATATCATCCGTGAATATGGAAACATCAAAGTTTCTGGAAAATACGAGCTAAATATTTATGGAAGAAGAAAGAGAGTGATCCCTGTGATCGAATGCGATACACCGATGCAGGTTACATATAACGGGGCCACTTATGATCTTCCAAAGGGCAAAAGTAAAGTGTTCGATATCTGGTTATCAGAAGGGGATAACCTTTTAACGTTTACAGGAAATGGGACAGTTTCTGTTGATTATCGGGGAGGTAGTTTGTAGATGTATAAGATACTATGTGACGGGAAAACACTGCATGATGTCCGCGATCCGGATTATATGGTGCTTAGCCCTAAGATATCATTAGAGCTAAATAAAACAGGAAATCTTGATTTTGGGATGTTACAAACGCATCCTCACGTTAACGATATCAATAAGTTAAAATCTCGAATCGATGTTTATGAAGATGTTGAACTGTTATTTTCCGGAAGAAGTTTAACGGATGAAAAAGATTTTCAGAATACAGGGCAAATCTCTTGTGAAGGAGAGTTGTCTTTTTTGTTAGATTCAATTCAGCGACCGCATAATTACGGAACCGAAACAACAGAAGCTGGGACAGCAGATACCAATATAGAGATTTTTAAAAGATTAATTCACGAACATAATTCACAGGTAGAGGAAGCAAAGAGATTTGAAATCGGTGTGATCGATATTGAAAGTGTTACGATCCCAAGTTTATCGACAAATTATGAGAAGACCTGGGATTTTATTAATTCCAATTTCTTAGGGAAATACGAAGGGTATCTTCGTGTTCGGCATGATGGAAACATACGGTATCTTGATTATGTAAAGCAGTATGGAAATGTAAGTAATCAGGTGATTCGTTTCGGAGAAAATCTTCTCGATCTGAAGAAATACTCTAAGGCAGAAGACATTAAAACAGCGATCATCCCAGTTGGAAAAGATAACGTGACAATCACAACAGCAAATGGTCATAACGGAACGGATTATGTATATAACCAAGACGCGGTAAATTTGTATGGTTGGATTTATGACAAGGTTGATTTCTCTGAGGTATATGATCCAGACAAACTGCTGGAAGAAGCAAATAAATATCTGCAGAAGTGCATCAACTTAGCAATCACGATTGAACTTACAGCTGTTGATCTGCATATGATCGACGTTGATATTAACGCAATCAGACTTGGAGATCTTGTTCCTTGCATTTCTACACAGCATGGAATCATGAGCACGTTTGGAGATGTGAGCACGTACTATCTTGTAAGTAAGTACGAACTAGATTTAGAGAATCCAGCTAATAATAAGATAACATTAGGAAGAACAATTAGTTCACTGACTGACACTGTTGCAGGAACAAATAATGTAAAAGGCATGATACAGGCTCTATCCGTAGCATCTACAGATGCAGTGGCCAAATCTGCTGCCGCAGAAAAAAGTGCAAAAGAAGCAGCAGAAAAAGCCAAGGGCGCAGCAGGTACGGTACAAGAAATCAAAAAAAATATTGGAAATAGAACGGTTGGAGAAAAATATGGAAACGTCCCTTATATAGCTGAAGAAGGGACAATGCAAGTAGGGAAAACAATAGAATTTCATTCAAGCGATAATTATCCGGAAAGTGATGGATCATTATATGTCGAGGATGGAGTTCTTTATTTTAAGGATAAATTAGGCACAATTAAAACAATTCAGATGCAGGAGGTAAGCAATAATGGCGAAAATACAGGAATTACTGGGTAATTTGTTACATAAGAAGCTCGGACGAGATGTACGGCAAAACATCCACGACAGCATTGAGCAATGCTACAAAGATGCGACTGGGCATCCAGACTCGGTTGCTGCGGTTATAAAAGAAAACATAGAAATGCAAAAGCATTTGGATAATACGCCATATATGACTGTAGAAGAAGGGGAGTCAGCAGATCTCCCAGTACATACGATAAATGACGATGAGATTGGCGTGGCCTCAACATGGAGTAGTGAAAAGATCAATGGAAAAATTCAGGAGGTTTTTCAAAGTGCCAGTAACGGAAAAAGCAAACTTGCCGCCGCTATTGGCAACGGAGCAACGGCAGATATGACATGGGATCAGTTGGCAGGTAAGGTATTACAGTTCAATTATCAGCATAAGTCGGGTGAGGGAATGGTGTATTTTGATAAAGCTTTTAATAATGTAGTAGTTTGGATTATCGCTGGAGGAAACTATGGAGAAGATTGGACAGGATTTTGTGCAATAAAGCATATGGAAGGTGCAACTAAAGATGAATATGAAATAAAAGCTGGAACTGATGACGTATCATCTTATGGAATTAAAAGTGATGGAAGCCAGGCATATGCAAAAACATATCCAGCAAATCAAACACATAATACATGCTATTATGATTGCTATCAGATTGGATACAACTAAGGAAGGAGAAAATCAATGGGAAAAAATATGATATTAAAAAATAAAGAAGGAGAACAGGTTTTTCCAGCAACAACTGCGGATCAAGTTTCCTGGGATAAGAATACCAATCTGAAGCAGGCAATGGCAAAGCAGGATGCAAGAATTTCTAATCTTGCAAAGCTTAAAGATGGAAGTACGACAGGAGATGCAGAACTGCAAGATATTCGAGTTGGAGCGAATGGTATTGTTTATGATAATGCTGGAGAAGCAATTAGGGAACAAGTTGTAGATTTACAATTGAATATAGAAGGAAATGGAACTCGCAATATAGAGCCTCTTAATAAATCCATATTTGGGGATAGAGAATCATCTGTTGCAATGCCTATTAATTCTGATTGGAATGGCTATGCAGATGCCAATGGAAAACTTTGCAAGAAGACAGCGACAGATAGATTTCACAAAATATATGAACTTTGTGATGAGGATAAAACTATTATGGTAAAGGATTATGCAGGAGGGAATGTTTTGCACTGTATTTTTCTTGATCCTTTAAAAAATGTAACAGGAACTACTGTTGGTGGATGGACATCGAAAATGATAGAAGTACCGGTACCCAATGGGTCAAGATATGTCATTGTCAATGCTACAGATGACGCTGATAACATTATTTGCTATACGCGTATATTTGACAAAAATTACAATGTAAAAGAACAATTATTTAATGCAAATAAGAATATTCAGGAGGTGCAAGATGTTATTGACACGCATAATACACAGTTGGAAACTATATCAAATTCACTATTCTCAACTAAGAAGTATATTTCACTAGATGTTGCAGGGGAAACAACAAAAATAAATTATACCGGAAAGATAGAAAAGGAAGGAAAATCGAAATTTTACATTATAAATACATATATCGGGCAGACGATAAAAGCAAAAGGATATGCTGGCGGAAACGTTCCATTAATTTTGTTTTATGATAAAAATGGAACTCTTTTATCTTATGTAAATCCTGATAATGCATGGAATAATAACGTGTATCAAGATATAGTTGTGCCCGAAAGGGCGTACAAAGCTTATGTAAACGATAATGATGGGGATCAAACTATTGATTTACAAGGATTACAGTTTGAAAAATACAACATAAAAGAAGAATTGAAAAGATTGGAAGGATTAATTCCCGATGAATCAACAATTAGTTATGATTTAAAACAAGCTCAATTGCAGATTGCCAAAATGCAACGGATGAATGATTTTGCTTATTCGGCATTTGACAAGGCATATTTCGTTTTAACCATCGATGATGCTAATAAATATCTTCCAGATGTCTATGATTTATGTCATGAATTAAATATTCCGTTTTGCCCAGCGATTATCACAGGAAATTTGAATACAGATTACAAAAACGATGGACGTACAATTAAAGACATCTGTGATCTTGTTGTTGCAGATGGTGGCGAAATCTTAGCACACAGTGGTAAATATATCACAGCAGATAGTACGGAAGAAGATTATGCAGATGTGTTCCGAGAGCCAAAGATTGAACTTGAAAATCTTGGCTATACAGTGCGAGGAATCATAACAGCTGGTGGTGCTAATTATCTTTCGAACGATATCCGATTAGATAATTGGTCACGTAAATATTACGATTATTCAGATCAAAACGGACTATCATCATCGAAAGCATATTATCATCCTAGATGGTGGTATCATGATTACACAATGGACGGAGCGAAAAGTTATGTGGACAATGCAATTAAGAATAAATCTTTTATTGTTGTAGCTATGCATGGGAGTGACAGTACGAGCGACTTAGAACATATTAATAATTTGCGAGAATTATTAGAATATATGATTGCAAAAGGAACAGACAATCTTGAAATCACAACGTGGGCTAAGGTATATGATAAATTTGAGTCTACAAAGCTTGAAGAGCGAATTAAAGCACTTGAAGAAAAAGTATCTGGTTGATTAAGAACAGAAATTATAATAAGTAGCACCCGTCCACACAATGAGTAACAAGTGAGGAACAAGGATAGGCCGTATTTCATTCAACTGGATCTGTTCTCCTTTCCCCGCCATTGACAAAATTTTATAGAATTTATATTAAGAATCATTTAGGTGCTTTAATAATTCAACGACCTTGCGAGCAATGTCGGTAATAATCTTATTATAAATAAACTTTGCCAAGGGGTAGATTGTACAAGCACCAAGTACAATCTTAATTAACATATCAAACCAATCAAAAAACATAAGCGTATCCTCCTTTAAAAGGGGTGCTACTCTCTATATATAATTATAGCATGCAGTAAAAGAAAATGATACAAAATATCATTGCTTATTTATATATTGTAGGATAGAATGATAAAAAATATATAAATTATAAAAGGGGACATGATGTATGGAAGAATTTAATAAGAAACATAAAAATAAAATCATTATACCAATCCGGGTATCGCTGGCTGTATTAGTATTAGCTATTGTAATAACGATAAGAGTAAAAGCAACAGATTTTACAGGCTGGCTTGGATTTTTAGGATCGTTTCTTGGAGCTATAATAGGTGGTGTGATTACAATTTCTGGAGTTGCAATTACATTACAAGATTCTGATGATAATAGGAAAAAAGATAAAATAGATGAAATCAGACCATTTTTAGTATTAGAGGCTACACATATTGGCTCGTTAGAAGGAGATAAAATAAAAGCTGAAAACAGGAAAAAACCACAGGATTCTAGATGTGTTGATGAACAACGGCTAGGAGTTACCATCAAAAATGTCGGATTGGACAGTGCAGTAAATATAAAATGCAATGGAGAATATTTGACAGCAGCAATTGAAAAAGGAGAAAAACTAGAAAGGGGTATAAATTACACTTATAATAAAGGGGAACAGGATAACAACGAAATTTATTTACGTTTTACATTTAATGATCTAAGAGAAAATCAATATGAACAGGAAATGATTTTTGAATTAGAGAAAAATGAACGTAGTGAATTTAATGAAAAAGGTGTACAAAAAAGTCCCGAATTAATACAGAGATAAGGCGTTCGAGAGAACGTCTTTTTTGATACTTGAAAATATTGACATACAATGAAATCAATTTAAAGAAAAAGGTAGGAAAAAATGAAAAATTTTATAGAAATCAGAGCAGGACCTGCAGAGGCCTTATTTTTATACCAAAATTTAATAAAAAGAAAGGAAAATTAAAATGATGAGAGAATTTATTATGTTACTCAGCAATAATATGTTCTTCCGGATTGTGATGATTGAAGTATGTTTAGATACAATCTTAGGATCATGCAGAGCAATCAAAGAACATAAATTTAACAGCTGTGTTGGAATTGACGGAGCAATCAGAAAGGCAGCAATGCTGATTTCGATCTGCTTCTTAATGGGAATTGATATGATCGCACACATTAATGTATTGAGTCTTGTACCTCAACAATATGTACAGTTCCTGGGAGTGGAAAAGTTAGGGTTGTCAGAATTTTTTGCACTTATGGACGGATTATATGAGGCGGTCAGTATTTTAAAGAACGCAGCATTGTGTGGCTTACCAGTACCGGTAAGAGTTAGAAATTACATACAGAAGTTTTTAGAGGATATGACAGAAGAATTACCAGATTAGGAGGAAAAATAAAATGGCAAAAGCAAGTACAATTATTAAAAAGGCAGTAAGTTATCTCGGAACAAAAGAAAATCCAGCAAACAGTAACAAAGTCAAATTCAATAACGATTATTATGGAAGAGTGGTATCTGGATCAAGCTATCCTTGGTGCTGTACATTTGTATGGGATATTTTTAAGATGTGTGATGCATCAGATTTGTTCTTTGGCGGTAAAAAGACAGCATACTGCCCAGACGTAGAAAACTATTATAAAAAACATGATCGTTGGCACTCCACTGGACGGGCAGGAGATCTTTGTCTGATGGATTTTGGAAAAGGTAGAGCATCTCATATTGGTATTGTTGAGAAAGCAAATTCAGACGGTACATATACAACGATTGAAGGAAATACATCAAGGAGTAGCGACGATAATGGTGGAGTAGTCATGAGAAGAACAAGGAGCAAGAGTGTGATCCGTGGATTTGCAAGACCAGATTATGACCCGGAAAAGTACACTGCAGTAAAGAAGATATCCGACAAAGGAGCAATCAAGTGGATGCAGAAGAAACTAAATTCACTGACTTCTGGAACTAACATTGAAGTGGATGGAATCTGGGGAAGAATGACCACAGCACAACTCAAGAGATATTGGAAGCAATTAGGATGGAGAACAACAGGAACATACTGTGGCAAAAAAACTTGTGCAGCCTTATATTCTAACAGAAAGAATTAATAAAGGATTGCTTTCAGGTATGATGTAAGTTATTATAAAAATATAGAATGACTTTTGATAAACTTGAAAACCAAAAATAAACGTTGTAGGAATTAAACTATTTCTACATTATTACTATAAGCACACTAAACAAACCGCATAAACCCGTACTTTTAAGCTTATATTGAGGAAGCTGCTAAGGCAGGTAAATTCTAAGGAATTGCACAAAAATTCATAGAAACGCATGATAAAAATTAGGCATTTTGCATAAAAGTGCCTAATTTTTATTTTTTTGAAAATAAGCCTAAAAATAGCTGTGCCCATGTCATGTCCACGGAAATTTTCTCGCGTGGGCATGATTTTTATAAAAATGACGATAAATTGGATTATTCAGACGGTGATATTTGATGCATATATGACTGTATAGTGTTTGCTCGAAAAGTATATATAATGAATGCGAGTATTTAACTTGCATATTTAGCAAATAAGTTTCATAATAGAATGTGTCGAACAAAATCAACTTGAAAAATTAGGAGTTCCTGTCGACCCATGATAGTGCAAAAAATATAGGGGATCGACAGAAGGCGGAAACGACTAAAATAGGAGGTGTTGCAGAAATATATGATTAGGGACAAGAAAGAAATGTTGAATTTTGAAGAGGTCGACAAAATAGAGACGTTTTTTGGCTTAAATAAGGGGATGATTTTGGGACGGGAATTAATAGAATCATAATGGAATTTAAATCAACATCTGCCCATCTGGGAGCCAGAATCGGAAACGGGAATTAATAGAATCATAATGGAATTTAAATTTTGTACCATTAAAACGAGAATCATATATCCTAGTATGAATTAATAGAATCATAATGGAATTTAAATTTAATATATCCCGTTTCTGTACCGACGTAGACATACAGAATTAATAGAATCATAATGGAATTTAAATCTGGCAGACGGGAGAGTTAAGGCAAAAACAACAGAGAATTAATAGAATCATAATGGAATTTAAATAAACAAAAGTGGCACAAATCCCCGACTCTCATCTTAGAATTAATAGAATCATAATGGAATTTAAATCTTCCTAGAAGATGAAAGAGTATATCTGATTAAGAGAATTAATAGAATCATAATGGAATTTAAATATTTTAGCTTATTTAGATATATAGAAAGTGAGGTAAAGAATTAATAGAATCATTATAATAGAACTTAAAGATGGATTTCAATGTAACAGGTTGGAAATCTTAAGGCACTTGGGACCAAATGAGTCAACTGGAACCTTAAGAATATAGATTAGAAGGAAAAATCTGATAATTAAAATAAGCGTTTAATCCAGAAATGAGATGTGATAAAGAAAAGAATAAAGAGCTGGTTTTAATTGTAAAATTTATGGGGAACTAACATCAGCTTATTGACATAAATTTAAAAATAAG